AACATATTTCTCTTGATAATTGTTTCGGCCAATTTCTTTGCTCTATCAGATAGTACTGCAGTGTTTATTGAAGGGACAAGTCTAACAACTTCCATTGCTTCGTCAAGTTCATCTGCTGAGAATGTGTTAATTATATCACTATTTTCAAAGGAAGTAAATAGCTCGTCAACTGAAGTTTCCATTTCCGCTATAATAGATTCTGTCATTTTAGATGACCAGGCAAGAGGTTTTTTAATTTCTTGTCTAAACGGAAGCATCTGGATTATTCCAGTGATCCCTGAAGCATCTATCATTCTAAAGAATGGCCACAATACTTGCCATTGCTTGGGGTCTGTATATTTCTTCCGAAGAACCTTTACTGCATCAACTACCGTTTCATACGGTGAATTTTTAACTTGAATTTCTGCAATTGAAGCAATGATTTCTGCCAGACGAAGCCGTTCGATATTATTTTTTAGCGCTTCGACGATCAGTGGTTCTTGGATTGAATGTTTTTTATAGAATTTTGAAATTTTTTCTAGTGTTTCAAACTGATGTTCTATGTTAGATTCTGTTAGCACTTTGTCGAGCAGTTTAATAATTTGGTGCTTTGAATAAAGATCATCAAATTCTTTAAACTGCTCGAGAATAAATTGAGATAGGTTTGACTCGAAGTTTTGAGTTTCATACCCAAATAGCTTAATCTGGCCAGACTCGAGTAAAGTAAAATCTTCTGTGTTTTGTTTAACTATAGTTTCTTCTGAAATAACATCTTGTATCCACTTTTTATGAATACCATTTGCAGATTCAACTGTAATGTAGTTTGAGCCTCTGTCGAGAATTTTTACATCTTCTCCAGTAGCTTGGTCTTTTACAATTTCTCCTATCAAAAGAATTTCATTATCTAAATATCGTTCTCTTAGAGTCTTAGCCATATTATCCATCAATTAAAGTGTGTAACATATTATTATTTAATTGAAAATTAATTATCAATAATCTGAGAAGATCTTAGATATGCTGCTAAGTCTTTTGTTTGTCCGACGAATACCGTATTATTGTTAATTGTTGTTGCTTCTTGTCCCGCCGATCCGGGTACATTAAGTTTTGGTTTGTGCGCTACTTCTACATTAAGCAATTCTACATTGGTTTCAACTAATGTCTTCATCAGAGTAGACATAACTTCAAAGTCTCTAGATTTTTCTGTGGAGTTTGCTATAATATTAAGATCAGACATGGCTGTCATACCACGTTCGATAATCTTTACTAGGTTACTTTTTACATACTCTCTTTGCGATTCTAGACTCGTAATTTCCGCAGCTACCGCAGTAGCTTTTATTTCTGCAACAGAACTATTTGGATTTACTTCTTGAAGTTCTACATCGAAGATAGAACTTAATGCTGAATTCATTTTTGGTGTAGTCATAATGTAGGATCCCCGACTTTGGGCATAATAGTAACCCAATTCTCGTCAATTGAATATATATCGTCTTTATTAGCCTCAAAAGGGTTAACAACTGCCGTATATTTAATATTATTGGCACTAACATTGACTTGCTTAATAACCTGTGCATTAGCACTAGAATCAAAATGGTTTTCTAAGTCAATAGAATTTAGAATAGGACCATAATAGTACGTCTTCATAGAGAAGGAATACGTAGTGATTATAGTTCGAGTAGTTTCAAATGAGCCATCAAATTGATCATCCGTAGATACAGAATTCAGCATCATTGGAATATCCTGAATTAATACTGGTTCTTCTAACATTTTGATGGACAAATTCATATCTGGGGCGAAGAACGGAAGAATCTGTTCCATAATTTGAAGATTATCTTCAACTGTCTTAGTGTATGAATACAGATTAAACGAAACCACATACGGTACCGGAGCATAATAATAAACTGTGTGATCAGGTGTAGAAGTAACAATCTTCTGCATTTTGTTTAATTGTCGAGATTGATCATAAGTAATGCCAGTAAGTTCTGCAGAGAGCCGTGGAAGAACTAACATTGTATCTTCATTTAGGCCCGGATCCTGCATAAGTCTGACTAAGAACTTTTCTTTTGATAAGAAAGAAATAGGCACATTAATAATTTTCTTGGTTACTCCGTCGACATCTTTTGTTCTAAGAAATATATTAGAAAAGAGGCCACAGAATGCAATAACTAAGTTACGAGTTGTGCCATGGTAGAACGGTACGCTGGTTATCATGATTAGGCTCCCTTAAATGGATTCTTTTCATCAAAGTCCATAATTTTTATGAATTCTGCTTTAATTGCATCATTATCGCCAAAACCGCGCATATCGTCGTAGTCCTTAGACACAGAGTAGTCTTCAAGTAAAGTATAACCCCCAGTTTCAAGTTCAAATGCACCCGAGCCATCTTCAAGTTGAATACACATATCTAATCTATTCAAGTTAGCACCAAAGTATTCATCAACATCGGTATGACCAGTATCAAATTTTTCATTGTTAAATTGTATTAGTTCTGCACGGAGTGTCCATACAAATTTCTTGGATAACTGATAATAACCTGGCTCTTCGTCTTCAACAAATACTATCTGAAATAAAGATTTGGAAAACGGAAGATAAATTAAGTCACCTTCATTCGGTCTCCATACTACTTTAAGATCTCTAGTTGGAGGCACAATGGGTACAACTACTTCTTCATATCGTTTGCGGGATACAATAAATGACATTGTATCTCTAATCTCCATACCAAATTTAGATAAGATTTCCGACTGACCCCCAGGCCCTTGAAAATCGAGAATATACATTTCTATTGTTGCATATGAATCAAAAGAAGAGAGTACATCTTCTCCAAAAATCTTATCAAATTTATTAATAGTGCGCGGAATATAAACCAGATCTAAACCAGCAATCTGAATTGACTCTATCGTCATCTTCTCGACTAGATTTTGCTCAGAGACGACTCCGGTTTGCGCGGTAAAATATGGATTAGTTGCCATTCTGTAATTTCTTGTATTCTTGATACACTGTGTTGTATTGAGCTTTACAAGATTCTAAAAGTATAATTAATTTTTCTGCTCGGGCAGCTTCCCTGATAAGAAATTCTGCATCGGCTCTATAAAGCTCTTTTCCTGTTGCTGCTGTGCAGGTAGATTCAGGGGCGGCACTACTGGGCACGTTTGTGACACTTGGACGCTCGGGGCGGTTGCGCAACTCACGAGTAATAACAGCAACGGTAGCATTAAGACTTTTATTTTTTTCATTTAGTAACCTCATTTGAGTTTCTGACTCTTTTTTCATGACAAGAGCAGCCAGATTAGATTTGATCTTTAAATCTGCTATAACAGCATTTCTTTCTGCTTCAACCGCGTCCCATTTTACCTGAACTGATGCGGCACCTTGATCATAGATATGATCATACACCATAAATCCAAGACCCATAACGAAAGCTATTGCAGCTGCTATAAGTGCAAGGCGTACATACAGTGTACTAAACAATGGCATTTTCACTCACAATCAAATCTGGTGTTTTACACAAAATATGTTCTGCATTACGACGCTTAGTTAGGCCAGGTAATGCGATCATTCGACCAGCAACTCTAGCTTTATTCCATCTTGGAATTTGATCACAAGCACCGATAATATCTCCAGCTTGTAATTTTCTAGCTAATGTCGATTGACTGGTATCACATACAGGTTTTGGTCCGATGTTGTAAACCATGTCTGCAAATGCAACCATTTGATTTGCAGACAGATCAATTTTCTTAGTACAATTTTCAACTGCAACAACTGCATTCAGCATATCTTTATCTAATCTAACTTTACATTCTTCCAGAGAATATTTATGTCCTTTGACAACATTGGACGTAGATCCATAACACACCGTAAGAATCCCCGGTGGATCATAATATGCATATTGTCTAAGTCCTTCAAATGGAGCTGCAAGAGCTGTTGCAAGAACTAATACTATAGCTCGTTTTTTGTTTTTGTTAGCAGGGGTAGTCATTATGAACCTAGGTCTGGATCTTTTGGTTGTACTAATAATCTGGCCCACACAGCACATGCGACACAAATAAAACTTACTATGGCAAAAACGTTACGCGGTAATGCGTCTACAAATAAAGGTAAAATAACCTCGGCGCCAGAAAACACACTTGCTGCTACTGCCCATCTAATTGACCAAGATTTCTTAAGGATTTTTTTGTGGTCTTGTAATAATTTTGGACGTATCATTATGTACCTATTTTCTTATTGTTAATGTCTAACATACTACGAGAGAAATCCGATAGGTAATTCCATATAATTGTCTCTAATTTCTTGTTCCGCGGCCTCAATCTCTGCAACACCTTGTTGCATTAGCGAAGAAGCATCAATCGTAACACCACCGAGTAATTGGATTCCCTGGTATTTAGAAGTGTTAGTTGCCCACTGAACTTTAATCTTGGCCGTAACCAATTTTTTAAGCATGCGGTCGTTATATACAGTTACAAATTCTTCGGGATCAAGAATTCTATAGCATTCAAAAATCAAAAAATCACCCGGATTAGCTAATGACCAATCCAGATCTAGAAATACTCTACCCATTTTTCTATTAAACCGAATCGTATCTATTGGCCGAAGAACTTGATCTATGAGACTGATGTGTTCCATTAGCTGTTCAAAATAGATCATAGAAGATGAACTAAGATTTTGAAAAGTCGACATTATAACTTGATACTTTGGATCAAAAATAAAGTTGGAAGAATTTGTAGCCATGAACCAAGGAATAGCTCTGATGATGCCTGTGACCATATCAGAGATTGGTACTGAGCCGGATTCTATATCACCTTGAACTGATGATACAAAAGTGCTTACAGCGCCAGAAGTTTGACCAGTAAGCACATCACCAACAGTTAAAGTCTGTCCTGGTTTACCGGAAATAGAATTAATTGCTCGGCAATTAAGAGTGTTACCAATGATAGATAATATAATGAAATATGTACCATCAGATTTAGTTACAACTTCACCCGGAAGAAAACCAATCGCTGAATCAACAACTACAGTAGTTGGTGTAATTTGGTGTTTTAGATAGATGCGCTCTGTGCCATCATAGTGAAAATCTTGAAAGAATTGAAGCGCTTCGTCGACTCGATCTTCTACTTGAGTCATATCGACTTCGATTGAGATTACAGGTTTTCCCAGTTTTCGAAGAGCATATTCTATTAGATCTGCTCGTGATGATATTGTCATTTATGCGGTCCTTGGCCAAAAATCTTGCATCTGTACTTTTTCGAAAGTACTTTCTGAATTTCTAACTGATATTCCCGTGATCATATTAGAGAATTGAGAAGGCCCCTTGGAAGAAGTACCAGAAGAATTTGAGTTGTTTGAATTATTTATTATTATTGGTTGCGAACTCTTTTGTTCTTTTTCTGCTGTGATTTGTTCTTTTTGTTCTACATTCTTTTTTACGGCAGAAATAATTTGATTTTTAGTTGGAGCTACTTGTTTTTTAGTTGTCTTTGTTGGGGTAGTTTTAGAACTAGTTGGGTTTGAAGTAACTTGTGATGTATCTGGGCCAAATTTGTCAAACAACCAAGAACCAATCTTGTTAGATCCATCTTCATTCGTTAGAAGTTTGTCAGTGATTAAAGTTCCTAATCCATACCCAGCAGCGCCGGCAGCTGCCACAGCGGCAGCAGGTAGAGCAAATCTACTCAGGGCGGAACCAGCAATCTTTGTTCCGGCAGAACCCAGCGTTGACAATGCCTTCGAACCAAGAGAACCTGCAGATTTTAGCACAGTAGAACCTGCTCTGGCTGCTTTGGATGTAGTACCCATTACTTTTTGAGTAGCTGTTTTTATGCCTTCTTTTATGGCTGGAGTTCTAGTAACTATCCCATCTTTAACTTTGGAGCCAAATTTTACCAATCCATCTTTAGCTTTAGTTACTCCCGTTTTAGCGGTATTGTAAACGCCGGTTGTTTTTGCCGAATCTATAACTGCTTTGCCGCCTCTTAGTGCTAAACCTCCGAGTTTTTTGGCACCTTTTAGCGCTAATCTTCCTGTAGCTTTTGCTCCTTTTGATACGAGATCTGTTGCTTTATCAGTGATTACCTGCTTTAGTGATCTATGGGGTTGCGCTTCTACTTGTCTGGGATCAAGTTTATCCGCTGGAAGTTCTTTTTCTTTGACTTCTTGGTTATTTTCTTTTGCTTCTACTTCATCTTTGGCCCGTTCTACTTCACCATTTTTTAGAATCTTATTTGTTTCTTTTACTTCTTCTACAATATCTTTTAAACTGCTTAGTATAGAGTCAAACCCCTTTTTAGTTTCTTGTTTTGGAACTACTTCGGATTTTGGAACTACTTCAGAGTTAGTTTCTTGTTTTGGAACTACTTCAGAGTTAGTTTCTTGTTTTGGAACTACTTCGGATTTTGGAACTACTTCA